CCTCAAACTGGGAAACACGAAGTCCCTCATGAACTCTGTGGGCGAAGCTCTGGTATCCGGCACGCTGCAACGGTTCGCGGATGAGGAAGATCCTCAGGGACAGAAATGGCCCAAGTCAGGACGGGCAGCTAATGAAGGCGGTCAGACGCTGACCGATACCGGGCGTCTCCAGAAGTCCATCGACTACGCAGCCACGCCCGACAAGGTCATGGTGGGCAGCAACCTGGTTTATGCCCGTATTCACCAGAAAGGCGGCACCATCACGCCTAAAAAGGCAAAACGTCTTGTCTTCAAGGGAACTGGGGGCCGAACGGTATCCGCTGATAAGGTGACGATTCCGCCACGCCCCTTTCTTGGAGTGTCCAGGGCCGACATGGAGGAAGTGAAGGAAACTATGGCCGACTTTTTAGCCGGGGCTTTCAAACCGTAGGATTCAGGATTCCACATGCAGTCATTTGCCAGGGAGGTCATCACGCGGGCGGCGCTGTCCGCCGGCATGCCGGAAGGCAGTGTGATCGACATCGTAAAAAAGGACAACCTGACCATCAGGCGCCCGCGCCTGGAACTGCAGTTCATGCCGGAGAGATACACCCGCACAGGGCGCAAGCTGGCCGTAACCCGCACGACAACGGAGCAAATCCGCAAGAGAGAGCTTTACGAAGTGGAGCTGACGGTCAATGCCAATGTGCTCGCGGACAACCGGACATGGCTGGAGACTTTCTGCGTGGCTTTTGTGCCAGCTCTCCCACGCGGCGGAAACGACAGCCGGGGCAACTGGGTGAAAATTCGCGTTCAGGAGGCCACCTTCGGCCGTGAAGCAGACACGAGAGTGGGCGACAGCGTGATCCGCGTCTTCAACCGGATGAACAGGCTTTTCGTGGTGGAGTTCGTGTGGAGGGTCACCTCCGAAGAGGCCGAAGCTCTCATCCCGACGATTTCCATCACTCCTCTCATCCCGACGATTTCCATCACTCCCAAGATTTACAAGGAGTAAACTCACATGGCTTCCAAGAATACCGACAAGGAAACGGCCCAGGCGGCCGCCCCTCTTCTTTCCCTCTCCGAACTTGCCTCCATTCACCGTGTCCCCACGTGGCTTCAGGCAGGCGTCTGCCGTCTCATGGACTGGGCCGCAGACAAGAAGGTGACCGAAGCCGAGTACACGGCCGCCCTGGAGAGGACCAGGACCCGTCCGCTTGGTGGCAGGTCATAAGGAGGCACCAGCCATGGGCGATGTATTCGAATATCTCATCGACGGCACCTCCGGCATCGTCAACGACAATGCCAACGGAAAAGCCCTTGTCGCAGGTGTCTGTTCCAGGGGAACCGTGGGCAAGGCCTACCTCGTGGGCGCCCGCAGCGACCTCGGTTCCCTCCTGGGCACCGGTCCTCTCGTGGACCGGGTCCGCGACATGCTGCTGACTGCCGGTCAGGATCCCTATCTCATCGCCGTCCCCGTGAAGGGACAGAGCGGCGGCTACATTTCCGGAGTCCAGAAGACAGGGACCAAAGTTGACTGCACAGTCACCGGAGTCCCCGCGCAGAATGCCGATGTCATCATCAGAGTGACCTCGGGCGGTGCTGTCGGCACAGCCAAAGTACAGATTTCCAGCGATGGAGGCGCCGGGTTCGGGGACGAGACCACGTCCGCCGCATCCCTCGGCATCACCAAAGGCAGTACCCCAACCGGCGTAACCATCTCCTTCCCTTCCGGAGCATCCCTGGACGAGAGCGCAGAGTACTCCTTCAGTATCCGTACTCCCGTGGGACCTGTCACCCGTGTGGGTGACACCTCAAGTCCTCTCATTACCGTGACCGAAGCTGATGGCGTGCTTGACAGTGCGGAGCTTGTCCTCCAGGTGATCAAAAGCGGCGCACTCAATGAGGGGACCTATCGGCTCTCTGTGGACGGAGGCGACAACTTCGGGTCCACCCGTACCATCCCTGCCGATGGCACACTCACGCTCTCCGATTACGGCGTGAAAGTTACCTTTCCCGAGGGGATCTACGTCACCGGTACCACCTACACCTGTGAACTCCTGGCGCCCGAGCCCACCATCGCGGATGTCTTTGCTGCCCTGGAAGAACCGCTTTCCGTATACGATGTGGAATTCGTCTACATAGCTGGCCCTTCCGACTCCGTTGACTGGGCCGCGGCAGAAGCCAGGGCCGAAGAGCTCTGGAACGTGCAGAGGCCCACTTACTTCAAAATGGAGGCCAGGCTGCCTTACGCCGGAGAAGACGTCAGTGCCTTCACCACGGCCATGGTGGCAGAAAGGCAGGGCCTCGCCGCCCGCTTCGTGACCGTCTGCGCCCAGTACGGCGAAGTGACCGAGACGGGCGGCCTGCGCCGCTTCCGGAATGCCGGTGCCCTGCAGGCCGGACGCGTCATGTCGATTCCCGTGCAGCGGGCTACCGGCCGTGTAAAGGACGGCCCCGTGTCTCCTCTCGCTCTGCCTGACGACTGGAGCTCAGCCCAGAAGGAGCTGGAGGACGCCGGCTACATCACGGCCCGATCCTACTGTGGCATGGATGGTACCTACTGGGGCGATGCCCGCACTATGGCCGACAGCACTTCCGACTTCCGCTATGAGGAAGTGCTTAGGACCGTGTTCAAGGCTGTGCGTCTGACCCGCATCGCTGCCCTCAAATCCATGTACGACGAGGCGGGCGACCCCCTGAGGCCGTCCAGCACTTCCGGCCTTGCCTACCTCAAGGCGAACCTTGAAACCGCCCTTGACGCCATGACCACCGCGAGCCCGCAGGAACTTGCCGGGTACGTCGTGGACATTCCGGACGGACAGGACATCGTCAACAACGGCGTGAGCGTAGAGATCACCCTCGTGGGCATCCCGATTATCCGCCAGATCAAACTCTATAACTCCTACGTATACGCGGGCACCACCTTCGATCCGCGCAGCCGTGAGCTCTACTAGAGGAGGGCAGGGATATGGCTATCAATGGCAGAGGCTATGACTGGGAAGACATCAGCGTCACCCTCCCGCAGGGCGAAGCTGTAGGCATCACCGAAATCAAATATGAGGACCAGCAGGAAATCACTGCCCGCTACGGCAAAGGCGGCATTGCCCGCTCCTGGGGCCGCGGAAATTACGAGGCCTCCGGTTCCATGGTTCTCGACAGGGACGAGTGGGAGAAGCTCAAGTCCGCCCTCACGGATGGCACCACGGGCGGTATCTATGACCACACACCCTTCACCATAGTTGTGAGCTACGCAAACTCCGACATGGGCACCGTGACCGACACGCTCAAGAACTGCCGCATCACGAAGTTTTCCGGCGGCGGCGCGAGCCAGGGCGATGACAACGCCTCTCCCGTCTCGTGCGACTTCACCATACTTTCTCCCATTATCTGGAACGGCGTAGCCGCCAAGGCCGAAAGCGCCACCATCTAAGCCAGGAGGATATGACACATGCCAGCTGAAAAGACCGACGAGCGCAAATACGTTGCTTTTCCTCTTACCTTCTCGGATCCCTGGGAGGGTAAAGAAGTGGAACTCTCCTTCCGCTTCGCAAAACCCACTAAGACTGAAATCAAGAGGCTGCAGGATACAGCCGGCAAGAATGCCAGCCTCGCTTCCCGCACGCTCCTTCTTTCCACCGTGCACTCTGACGACAAGGACAGCCTGCTTCAGGCAATGGAAGACTATCCCGGCATCACGACTACTTACAGCGGGGCTCTTATCACAGCCGTAGGCGTAAAGGCCGACCTGGGAAACTAGGGGAAGACCCGGACCAGTGGAGCCAGGGGGACGCAATGATCCTGCACTGGCTCCACACCGCTCCCGCCGAGGACCTCGGCGAGTGGGCAGATCAGGTCCGGGAGGCTGCATGGATGGAGAGACGGTATTTTCAGGCGCTGGGCCGGATTTTCGGGGGTAAATGATGGAGGCCTTTCAGGTTTTCGCGACTCTGAACCTCGTGGACATGATGAGCGGCCCCCTGGGCAGGGTTCAGGCGGCTATGGACGCGACTAAGGGGCATGCCGCAGGCCTGGGAGATTCCATGGGGAGCCTGGCTGTATCCATGGCACCTGTTGCCGCAGCTGCTGGAGCACTCCTGGGAGCTTTCGGCGCATGTGCCAAGTCCGCCATGGACTTTGAAGAAAGTATGGCCGAGGTCCGTAAGGTCGTGGATTTCGACACAGCAGCGGAATTTGACGCTATGGGGAAGAGCATCCAGGACATGTCCGCACGCATTCCCATGGCCGCCTCCGGCATCGCGGATATCATCGCCGCGGCAGGGCAGTCCGGCATCGCGAAAAACGATCTGCAGGAATTCGCTGAGCAGGCAGCCAAGATGGGTGTTGCCTTTGACCTTACCGGTGCCCAGGCAGGAAAGATGATGGCCGACTGGCGTGCCGGCATGAACCTCACACTCCCCCAGGTCTACAGTCTGGGCGATG